ACTAAGAGTTATCGTTTCTGACGATGTACCAACAACAGGTTCAGGGGCTTCAACTGAATATTCAACATACGCTTTCACAGCGGGTTCTGTTGCTTCAGGCGAACAGGCAGGGTTAACCACAGAGACAGATCGCGACATTCTCGCAAAGTCTGATGCTATGTCTATTGACTTACATTACACATATCATCCTGTCGGTTCTAAGTGGGCTGTAACAACTACAAACCCAACAAGAGCGCAACTTGAAACTGTAGGCAACTGGTCGAAGGTCTACGAAACAAAGAACATTGGTATCGTAAGAATTACCAACGTATCTAATCAAGACTAGAGGTAATTTATTATGCCATCTTTATTTGAAGTTAGTGCGGGAAAACTAGCCGGCCCAACTACAGGCGGAACTGTTACCCAAGCAACTAACAAAACAACAGGTGTGACTCTAAATACAGAGTCAGGTCAGATTACTATGAACAACGCAGCGCTTGGCGCTGCCGCTGAAGCGAGCTTCACAGTTACAAACGATAAAATCGCTGCAACTGATGTTGTCGTTGTTAATCATGGTTCTGGCGGAACTGCGGGTTCTTACTTGGTAGGAGTTACAGCAATCGCCGCAGGCTCTTTTGAAATCACAGTTACAAATGTTTCTGGCGGTTCATTAAGTGAAGCAATTGTAATTAACTTTGTTGCCTTAAAAGGTGCTTCCAGTTAATGGGATTGTTTGCTTTCAAGCGAATAAGGGAAAAAGAAGCTGCCGTTGTGGTGGCTTCTATTTCTACTAAAACAAAAAAACGTAAATCCAAATCTAAGGTCGAAAATGGCAATAACCATAACAGCAACAGCGGGAAGCGCATCAGCAAATAGTTATTTGACTCTTGATGACGCAAACGCAATTATTGAAGGACTTGTTCTTGATGATGATGTTACGGCTTGGGATAATTCGACAACAGATAATAAAAATCGCGCACTTTATACGGCAACTGTCAGAATTGATCGCGAAAGATTTCTTGGAGCAAGAGCAACAGATACGCAGGCTTTACAATGGCCGCGAACAGGAGTCAGAAAACCAGATACTTATGTGAATACATATGCTGTCGGATTTCCTTTTCGCATTTCAACAGATTATTTTACTGATACAGAAATTCCAGATCAGGTTAAAAGAGCGCAGGCAATATTGGCTGTTTATTTGAATAATAATCGGGATGGATTAGGATTAAGTGGACTTGAAGATTTTTCAAATGTTCAAGTTGGGTCTGTAAATGTTACCCCTAATTTTTACGGTTCCGTTGGCGCTGATCGCGTTCCGCCATTATTTGAACGCTATTTCACAGGCTTGCGAATTAGTGGGCCAAATAACATTGCAATCAAAAGGAGTTAATCAATGTACAACGCAGACCCAGATTACACACTTGGCGGCGAACTAATCACAGACACAGCCGCACATACAGGCAGATTTAAAAGTATTTTTTTTAAAGAAGATACACAGATCAATACGGCTTCGCATAATTATTCAGGCAATTCAATTGATTCTGAAACTTTTCTTGCAGGTCAAACTATTTACGGATTGTTTACAAGTATTACTTTATCAAGTGGCGCTTGCATAGCTTATAAAATCTAATGGGAATATCTTCTGCAATAAAAAAAGTTTTAACAAATAAAAAACTTTCTGCTGATATTACTTTTAGATCAGTTTCGGCTGGTTCATATAATACGACTACAGGTGTTATTACAGAAACAAATACTGATACATCAATTAAAGGTGTTTTAGAAGATATAAATTTACGCGAAGTTAATGAATTAATTGAATCAACAGATAAGAAAATTCAAATTGCTGCGGCAAGTCTTTCTTCAACACCTACAACAAAAGATAAAGTAATTGTTGGATCTGTCACTTATTCAATTGTAAGAATAGAAACAAATCAATTTGCAAATGAAAAACTTTCCTTTGTTTGTTATTTAAGAACATGAGAAAAATAAGAATTGATGAAATCGGGGATTATTCAGAAGAACAAATCAATACTTTGTTATCTGTTGCCGTGCTGACGGGAGATCGTATTGTCAAAGAAGGCTCGCCTGTAGATTCAGGAAGGCTTGCTGTTTCTTGGCAGATAGGAGAAAACGCAGAAAGCGGCGCACCCGCCCCAGAAGGCAAATATGGCGCTTCTGGTAAAGGAACTGTCATAAGACCGCCAAAGCCTTTAAATTATCAATTGGGTAAAGAAAATTTTAAAAAAAAATATCATATTCATAATAATGTTCCGTATGCTGAACCTGTTATGTTTGGAACAAGTTTGCCGCCATCTTGGGGTGGTACATATAGGAGCAAACAAGGATTGAAGGCAAAACATCTTGACTTGTTGGCAAAAGAACTTGCAAACGAAATTCAAGACCTTTACAAACAAATAAGGGGTAAATAATGGCCGCTATTGATTTAAATACAGTAAGAGCAACAATTGAAGCTAGAGTCGCGACAGAGCTTGCCAGTAGCCCTGCAATTCCTGTTGTTTTTCATAATATGTCGTTTAACAGTAACGCTGTAACAACTTTTGTTCAATGCCTTACAACATTCGGCGAAAGTAATTATCTGACGCTCGGAAATGCAAGCGGACAGAATCGTGTAAATGGAATTGTTGTCTTTAACATCTTCACACCGCAGGGAATAGGTTCAGGCGATAACTACACAATCGGCAAAAGGTTGCGCGATTTATATAATAGAATTACAGTTTCTAGTGTGATCTTTGATGCCCCGATTGGGCCAGAGGTCATTGATAATTCAAATCCAGAAGGTCAATTCCAAACACAATTGCGGATGACTTTTGAAATTTTTGAGGAACTTTGATGGAAATTACAGAAAAAATGCTTGATGCAATCGAAGCTGTTAAAGGTCGCCGTGACCCTGCTTATTGGGATGGACGTTGTAGGCGATATATGGAAAACCAAGAAAAATTAAAAAAAGATGTAAAAAAATCAAATAAGAGTTAATATATTTATAAATAATTCTTTTTTTTGTTATGGCTATCAAGGGCGATGTTGGAAAAATTATGTTTGAAAACGCGGGCGGCACCGAAGCTGACGTTGGACAAACAAGATCATGGTCTTTGTCCATAACAAAGGACGCGATGGAAACAACAAAACAAGGTGATACATTTAAAACAAATATCGGCGGTTTGATAGCAGGCGAGGGTTCAGCAGAACTGCTTTATGATCCGTCAGAGACAGGTGCAGGCTATACAACATTTATTGATGATGTATTAACCACAGGCGACAACGCTGACGCATTATTTGAATTATTTCCTGATTCGTCAACTTCAGCAAAGAAAATCAGCTTTGCGGGAATTATTACTTCTGCAGAATATGGCGCAACACTTGGTGAAGTTCAAGTTATAAATATCAGTTTCATTACAAGCGGTACCATTACAAGCGCTATCTGATACATTGTGTTTATTAGTCAACTAATTAACCAATGCCAAACAAAAGAACGATTGACCTGTTAACTGAATCTTTTAAAGATCAGATGACAGCCAGAAGAAAATATGAATTTAAAAATTCTAAAGGTGAAAAAGTTGTTGATTTATATTTTAGGCCGTTAACAAGATTTGATAGGCAGAGAGCGCAAAGCGTTGCTGGTACTGATGAAGCTTTAACTATTTCAACTCAATTACTTTGTCAAATGGCAGAGCTTGAAGATGGAACAAAAGCTTTTGCACTTGCAGACGCACCAAATTTGCAAAGAGAACTTCCAGAAAACATTTTAAACGAAATAGAATTATTTTTGTTTGATATAAAACTTGATCTAGATACAGCAAAAAAAGAATAAAAGGGGATAGCTGGTTTAGATTTGAGTTATTCCTAGCAACAGAACTTGGTAAAACAATTAATGAACTAAGAGCTTCTATTTCTGAGGAAGAGTTAATATATTGGGCTGCATATTATGAAATAAAACATGAAGAAGAAAAAAGAGCTTTGCAACGACAAAAACATAATTCAAGGTAATATATAATAAAGGCTTTTTTTATTTGTGGCACAGGCTAATGTAAAACTTACAGTTGACGGTAGTCAGGCCACTAGAGCATTACAAGGCGTTCAAAATAAAACAACAAAATTAAATGGTGGTATAAATAGATTAAAGACAGCAATTGCTGGCGTTGGTTTAACAGTTTTAGCAAGACAGGCAGTAAATACATCAGCAAATTTTGCAAAGTTAAACGTAAGATTGGGACTATTAACAAAGGCTTCAGGAACTTTTGCGAGATCACAAGAAATAGCGGCAGAAGCGCAAAAATCATTCGGATTAAGTGCGACAGAAGCGCTAGAAGGAATAACTGACATTACAGCTAGACTACAGCCTTTAGGAGTTGGCGTTGAAGATATAAGAACAACATTTATAGGATTTAATACCGCTGCAAAATTGGCGGGAGCGTCCGCGATGGAATCATCAAACGCATTTCGACAGTTAGCACAGGCTCTAGGTTCTGGGCGTTTACAAGGGGATGAATTTAGATCAATTGCAGAACAAGTCCCGACTCTTTTAGCACCTATAGCAAAAGAATTAAATACAACAGTTGGTGGTCTTAAGAAATTTGCTTCTGAGGGTAAATTGACAAGTGATGTTGTTATTAGGGCATTAAAGAAGGTAGAAGTTGATGGCGCGGCTTCACTTAAAGCATTATTAGAAAATGACCCAACGCAAGTATTTAAAAATTTAGGAAATGAAGCGGAGAACTTATCAAGAGCATTTGGAGATTTGTTAGCCCCTGCTGTTTTACCTGTAATAAGAGGAATTACAGATTTAACTGCGGCAGTAACGGCATTTTTAAATTCTCCAATAGGAACAACCGCTGCAATATTTACAGGAATTGCTGTTGCGGCAAAAGGCATTGCTGTTGTTTTACCCATTGCTGCAAGTGCAATTGCCCTAGTAAATACAAAAATAATTATTTTGACATCTTCATTGATGGGTTTAAAAATTGCTTTAGCTGGACTTGGAATTGGTGCTTTAGTGTTGTTGGTTGGTGGATTAACAACAGCATTTTTAAAAAATAAAAAAGAAGCAAAAGAAAATGCCGATGCAATTAAAGAATTTAATGAACAAATTGGAATAACTGTAGATGAGGGAGGTGAAGCGGCAGAAATAATCGCTGAAATAACAAAGAAACAAAGAGAATTAAATGCTGAAAGAAGAAAAGGAATTAAAAGAAGGATTCAAGAAGATATAGATGAACTAGAAGGTAGAAAAAAAATATTAGAAGGTGAAAAAAAGCGTACAAAGATAGAAGCTGATATGAAAAAATTTAATGATAAGACAATAGGATTTTTGAAAGAACAAAATAGATTAGAAAAACAGCTTTCTGGAAAATCAAATGAACAAATAACTCTTGAACAAAAAATTCTTGATATTAAAAAACAATTTAAACCTGAAGACGCTGAACAATTAATAAATCTTTTAGAGAAAAATGAAAAATTAAAAGATAGTGTTGATTTGATGGAAGAGGAAAAAAAGAAGGCAGAAGAACTCAAGCAAAAATTTGCAGATATAGGTGAAGAAATTGAAACAAGTATCAAAGATAATTTAAGAGATTCAATAACAGGAGCGCAATCTTTTGGAGAGGCAATGACAAATATTTTAAATAAAATTAGAGATAAAATTATTGATACACAACTTGATAAAGCATTTAGTGGCTTTCAAAGTAATTTCAAAAAAAGCGGCGGTTCAGGAATTGGTGGTTTCTTAGGGGGTATTATAGGAGGCTTGTTTGCAAATGGTGGTCGGCCACCTGTAGGCAAAGCATCTATCGTTGGAGAACGTGGGCCAGAATTATTTGTTCCAAAAGTTGCTGGCACTATAATTCCAAATAGTAAATTAGGTGGTGGTGACAACGTAACAAATATGGTTACAGTAAACGTAGATGCACAGGGTTCTTCTGTTTCTGGTAACAACGCAGATGCACAGGCACTTGGGGCTGTAATTGGTGCAGCAGTACAGGCTCAATTAGTCAAAGAAAAACGTGCTGGGGGTCTTCTTTCTAGATAAATGGCAACTTTTCCTTCTATTCAGCCTACTTACGGCATGAGAAAAACAAGCGCACCAAGAATCAGGTCAACAAGACTTGGTGATGGGTACGAGTTCAGGGCTTTGTTTGGGCTGCCTTTGACACAAGATCCAAAAATATATGATTTAACTTTCAACGTATCAGAAGAGGAATCTGACGTCATAGAAGCATTTTTAAGAAGTAGAGTAAACGATCAGGCTAGTTTTACATTTACACCACCAGCAGAGGGTGGCACAAAAACAGGAACTTATAGCCAGAGTGGAACTACTGTTACTATATCCATTACTAATCATGGACTTGCTATTGGTGATGTAGTAACAATTGATTACACTACAGGGTCTGCAACGGATGGAGATTTTGTCATAGCAACAGCAGTAGATCAAAATACATTTACAGTTACAGCTGCTTCCAGTGCAACAAATAGTGGTAATGTATCGGTTACATTATCAGGTGCTGGTAAATATGTTTGTCAATCTTGGACAAAAACAATACCTTACAACAACAGAGCAACTTTAAATTGTACCTTTAGAGAAGTTTTTGAACCCTAATGGCAATACCTACAGCAGAACTCCAATCTCTTTCTAATAAATCAATTATTGAACTTTATTCAATAACTTTAGTTTCTGCTTT